AAATCAACACAGTCGCAGCTGAAGGATGTCAACAAGCTCCTGAAGCTCGACCCGACAAATACCACGCTGCTCGAACAGAAACAGAAGCTCCTACAACAGGCAGTCTCCGAAACGAAGGAAAAGCTCACACAGCTGAAGTCCGTGCAAGACCAGATGGATGCTGGACTAAAAAACGGTACCGTCACCCAGCAGCAATATGATGCATGGCAGCGTGAGATCATAGAGACCGAAAACGAGCTCAAAAACCTCGAACAGCAATGTCGGGAAACAGATACTTCTATCACGGCAACACTCCGAGCGACCGGCTCTAAACTGCAGGAGGTCGGCGGGAAAATATCGGATGTCGGCACGAGCCTGTCTACGCATGTAACGGCTCCTATTGTCGCCATCGGCGCTGCCTCCATTGCAGCCTTTAACGAGGTGGACGCTGGCCTTGACATCGTTGCACAGAAAACCGGCGCTACAGGTGATGAGCTGGAAGATATGTGCCAGATCGTAAAAGACCTCGCCACAGAGATACCGACGGACTTCGAAACTGCCGGTGCTGCTGTCGGCGAGGTCAACACGCGTTTCGGCCTGACCGGGCAGGCGCTGGATGACCTCTCGGCAAGATTCATCAAGTTTGCCCAGCTCAATGATACCGATGTTTCGACATCTATCGACAATGTATCCTCCGTCATGAACGCCTTCGGCATGGACGCTTCCGAGGCAGATAATCTTCTGGATGCCTTAAACGCTACCGGTCAGGCCACCGGCATTGATATGGACACGCTGGCAAATGCCCTCTCCTCCAATGCCGCGCAGCTGAAGGAAATGGGACTCACTGCCCAGCAGGCCGCTGGCTTTATGGGCATGGTGGAAATGTCCGGCCTTGATACATCTGCCGCCATGATGGGCTTAAAGACAGCCATGAAGAATGCAACGGCAGACGGCAAAACGCTGGATCAGGCACTTGCGGAATTCTCCACTACCATGCAGGGAAGCGGAAGCGATGCAGAAAAGCTGCAGGCGGCCTATGACCTCTTCGGAAGTAAGGCCGGTGCCTCCATTTATAATGCCGTGCAGACCGGAAAGCTCAACCTGTCGGATTTCTCCGGCTTCCTCGGAGATTTTGAAGGCAGTGTCGAGAATACCTTCAATGAGACACTCGACCCGATTGACCAGTTTCAGATGACCATGAACTCTCTGAAGGAAACCGGTGCGGAGGTCGGCAACTCCCTGATGTCAGTTCTCGCTCCTGTCCTTAAAGAGCTCTCTGACAAGCTGAAATCCCTCGCCGAATGGTGGAACAACCTCGGAGAGCCTATGCAGCAGATGATCGTAAAAATTGCACTCGTGGCTGCTGCAATCGGGCCGGTACTTGTAATCGTCGGCAAAGTTATATCCGCTGTTGGTACGATTATGACAATTATTCCTACTGTTACCACTGCTATGGCTGGAGTAAAGACGGCGATGGCTGGTCTGAATGCTGTCATGGCGGCAAATCCGATAGGCCTGATCATTACGGCCATCGGCCTGCTGGTAGCTGCGTTTATCTACCTGTGGAACAACTGCGAAGGCTTCAGAGAATTCTGGATCAACCTCTGGGAAAAGGTCAAGGAGATTGCCATTACTATATGGACGGCGATCAAGGACTTCTTCGTCAGTATATGGGAGGCAATAAAGAACACCTTCACCACTGTGGCAAATGCAATCAGCAGTTTTCTTACCACAGCTTGGAATACGATAAAAACTACGGTTGAAACCGTGATGAATGCCATAAAGACGGTTATCTCTACAATCTGGAATGGCATCAAGAGCTTTTTTGAAACCATTTTCAATGCAATCAAAACTGTGGTGACCACCTATTTCAATATCTATAAGACGATCATCGAAACCGTCCTGAACGTGATAAAGACCGTGGTTACTACTGTTTGGAACGCGATAAAAACAGCTGTTGAAACTGTCGTGAACGCCATAAAGACGGTCATCACCACCGCATGGAATGCCATCAAGACTACGACCTCTACGATTTTCAATGCCGTAAAGAGCGTAGTCACTTCCGTTTGGAACGGTATAAAGAGCGCGGTCATGAATGTGGTGAATACCATGAAGTCCGGCATCAGTAACGGCTTCAATGCGATCAAGAGCACGGTGTCCAATATCGTAAATGGGATCAAGAGTACCATATCGAATGTGTTCAATACCATCTGGAGCACGGTATCCGGCATCGTAAACAAGCTAAAGAGCGTATTCAACTTCAGCTGGAGCCTACCGAAGATCAAGCTGCCGCACTTCTCCATCACAGGCAGCTTTTCGCTGAACCCGCCATCCATACCGCACTTTTCTGTGGATTGGTATAAGAAGGCGATGTCCGGCGGCATGATCTTAAAGGATGCGACCATCTTCGGCCAGAGCGGAGGCACACTTCTTGGCGGCGGTGAGGCCGGTGATGAAGCTGTGGTCGGTGTGAGCTCGCTGCGCTCCATGATTCAGGACGCGGTGCAGGGCGCGGCTCTTTCGCTTTCCGGCGACCAGCCGCTAATTAACATACAGGAAATGAGCGTGCGTAGCGACGATGATATCCGAAAGATATCGCAGCAGCTGAACACGCTCCTCAATGCCGGCAGACGGGCGAAAGGATATATCTGATATGGGATTTTCATTTAACGGCACGACCTCGCAGTCGATGGGGCTTGCCACAAGAATAACAACTGAAAACCGTATGCCGGACCTTAGGAACAACACCGTCACCATGCCCGGACACGAGGGCGTGTTCGATTTCGGAGAGACTGTCGGCGAGAGGAAGATTCAGATTTCCTGCTTTATTCCTCCCGGAAAGAGCGATGCGAACTTCCTCGACTTGAAGGATGAGATCGTATCGTGGCTCAATCCCGATAACGGGCTGTGTCCTCTGATACTCGATAAAGAGCCGGGACGGGTATACTCCGCAAGGCTGAACGAGGGCTTCTCCTTTGACAAGGCGGTGCGCAATTCCTGCACATTCGACCTTGTCTTTTTATGTCCCGATCCGTATGCCTACGCCGCCACGGATGAGACTTTCACAAGTTCAGCTGCCGGAACAGCCACAATATCGAGATCGCTTGGGAACGCATACTCCCTGCCCGTGTATTCGCTTAAGGGAGTTATTCCGTCCGGCACGGGAACATATATCACGATAACCACGAACGGCAGCGAACTGAAAATCATCGGCAGCCTTGCAAGCGGTGAGACTCTGGTTATTGACTCGGCGCTTATGACGGCAAAGGTGGTGGACGCAAACGGCAATACGCTGCGGAACGGTCTGCCGCTTTTGTCGGAACTTAATTTCCCCACGCTGAATGTGGGCGCAAATACTGTGACGGTCGCTGTTTCGGACAATACTGTGACCTTTACGGAACTGGAAATATCGGCAAGGAGCCGCTGGAGGTGATTTGATGGCGCTTAAAAATACGATGAACACACAGGACGCCTTTACCGGGCAGGTGCCTTCCGCCTGGGGAAAAGACGGTCTGTGGCGGTTCAATGAATCCGAGCCGGACGCGAACACCTGCACAGCGGATTCCTCCGGCAACGGCAGGGACGCATACATCAACAACTGGAGCGGCACGACCGCCGACTTCAAAACAGGGCATCTCGGTAACTTCTTTCAGATGAACATCAACAATCCCTCATCTGAAAAGACATATCTCCGGGCGTCAAATGACGGCACGATGTTCTCGGATATCGGAGAGCGGATCATTGTCGGCGGCTGGATACGTCCGACCACTTACTCGGTCGGCAATACCTATACGCCTATCCTCTCCACCAGAGCGGGAACGGGCAATCCGATATTCTATCTGTCGCTTATCCGGGGAAAGCCAAGGCTCATGCTCTACAATTCCTCCGGCAGCCTGATACTCGACACATCGGTCACGCCGTCCTTTTCTCTGGAAAACGCCAAGTGGTACTTCATCGCGGCGGTCATAGAGCCGGACAATCAGAAGGCTTGGTACGTGGTCGGCGACAAAACCGGCGGAGAAGTGTGGATTTCCTCCGCGCTTACGATAAACGGAACGCTCAATCGCTCCTGCACGGCTGACCTTGTATGGGGCATGCTGAATACCTCCTACTGGTACGCGGGAGCGTTTGACGACTGGTTCTTAAACTGCGACGCGGATGTGACAGCCGATGATATTGCCGAGTGGTTCCTGAAATCCCTCTCGGCAAACGGCGCGGACACGGACGCGGATGTGGACGGACTGACCACAGAGGATGCAGTCACTCTGAAGGCAACGGACTCCGTGTATCCTTCAAGCGGTGTGCTGACCACAGCCGCCATTGAGTGCGGAATATCAGGCACAGGTAGGGTGTCCGTCAGTGCGGATGTATCACCGGGCGTGACTTCGGTCTCGCTGATAGAAACGTCAACATCGGACGATCTTTCGACCTGGACGGACTGGATCGCCCTTGGCACGGGCGGCGCTTTGCAGTCCCCGTCAAAGGCATATATCCGGTATAGAGTGACGCTTGCCACCACGAACACGGCAAGGACGCCGGTTCTCAGGTCGATCAATCTTTACGATAACCCGAAACCGTTATACTCGCAGCTCGGCTATGCCCGTCCCGTTATCCTTGACGGCAATGACAACGCTGTGGCTGTTCTGGAGAACGCCTACGACATCATCGTTACAAGCGAGATAAACGGCATTGATACTTTGGAATTCAAACTTCCGTTCAAGGACAGCAAACGAGCGTATGTCGAAAACGAAAAGCAGGTGCGCATTGTTTCCGATACCTACCGCATCAGGACTGTGACGGACGATAAGGACGAGAGCGGAAAAGCGATAACCTCGGTGTATGCGGAGGCGGCGTTCTATGACCTGTCATTCTCCGTCAAAAAGGAAGAAACATCGTTCACGGCGGACACGGCGGATGTACCGATGGCGTATGCCCTGCAGGGGACGGACTGGGAAATCGGAACAGTCAATGTCAGCACCAAGAGGACGTGGACATCGACAGAGAATAACGCGCTCTCCATCCTTCGGCAGGTGCAGAACCTTCACGGCGGCGACCTCATTTTCGATAACGCCAACAAGACGGTGAGCCTGCTGACTTTTTCCGGCACGGATTCCGGGGCATTGTTCTGCTACAAAAAGAACATGAAGTCCATCCAGCGCGTCATTGATACCACGGGGCTTATCACGAGGCTCTATGCTGTCGGCGCGGACGGCATGACATTTGCCAACATCAATGACGGCAAGGCTTATGTGGAGGACTATAGCTACACAAACGAAGTGCGTATCAAGACGCTCGACTGTTCCTCCTTTACGAATCCGTACCAGATGCTTGAATTTGCCAATATGCGCCTTGCGGATTATTCAACGCCGAGGATTTCTTATGTGCTGAAAGCGATGGACCTCACCGTCCTCACGGGTTACGAGCATGAAAGCTGGAACCTCGGTGATACGGTTATGGTGGCGGATGAAGATCTGGACTTATCCATCAAGACGAGGATCGTCCGCAGGGAGTACAACCTGCAGGAGCCGTGGAACACGGTGCTTGAACTTTCCACCACGCTCCGGGAGCTTGGCGATACAACGGCGCAGTGGGACGCGGCGGCGGATACCCTTGAGGGCGCGAACTACATCGACAATCAGCAGCTGCAGAACTTCGTGCCGTTCAACCATCTGAAGAATTCACGGGCGGATTCCAATTTCAGTTACTGGACGAATTCGGGCTTTTCGGTGGATACGGACAACGGTGTAACCGGCACGGCATCCTTTAAATGCGAGGGTGCGGCCGGCATTACAAAATACATGGAGCAGACGGTCACTCCCTCCAATCGTGACAGCTATACCTTCTCGGCGCAGATTGCCACGGAAAACCTCTCCCTCGGCTCTTCCGGGCAGGTCGGTGTGGAGATTGTCATTGAGTACGAGGACGGCTCTACGGAAACAAGAACGATAGACTTGATATCCTCGTCGGATTCGGAGGAATGATTATGGCAAGTTTTACTCATGTGCAGAAAGACGTCAGCCCGCAGTATGGCAGACCTGTGAAAATCACGGTCAGGGTATTTGTGTCAGACTGCACGGGAACGGTATATATCACGGATATGCTCCTGCAGGACGGCTCCCTTGCCTCCGGGTGGGTCGGTCATGTCAGTGAAATACAATGGACGCAGGACGGTGATTAAATGGCTGATTTTGAACGCTTTGTGGAAGTCATATCAAAGAAAGAGGATAAACGAGTGGTCAATGTCACCGTCCGTCCGTTTGTCACGGACTGCAATGGCGATGTGTGGTTCACCGACCTTATGCTCCAGGAGGGCGATATGCTGTCTGGTTACACGGTCAATACCGCAGAGCCGATGCTTGAAGAATATGATACCGCGGATGATTATTCCGTCAGCGGAAAGCGGTTCTTTAACGGCATCGTGCGAGGTTCTGCCACCTGCGTTATCTTCAATCTCGGAAAGACATCCGCGGGGCTGGACTACAAAATCTATCCCTTGCAGGATATGGCTGCCGGGAGCATTTCCATCGGAACAGGC